GTATTTAAATTTGTAAAGTTAGCGTCCACCTCAACAAAAGATAAAGGCGATCCTTTTCCAACTCTAGTAACAATTGTAGCCATTCTAACTCCTATGAACTGATATCATTTTCGCAATAAGTTACGGCCCAGTAATAAGGTTGAACATAAGGAAGAATTCCATAAGGAAAATCTCTAGGCTGTCTTTCATAAAAAGTTCTTCCATTTGTCATCCTATATGCAATTCTTTTTCTAGGATAGTTTCTTTTCCCGCCTATTCTAAATGTTCTAGCCATTATTCTTTACGCTTTTTGAATCTAATCGGCCCAGGCATTAACCATGAAAAAGCCATTGGTACCAAGACTATAAGTATTGTGGCTAGGCCACCCATTTTTACTAGCTTCCCGAGAAGTGTGAAAAAATTATCTGGGGCGTGTTGCACCACAGTGTCTGCTGTAACAGCAATAGGCTCCCCTTTAACGCTCTTTCCCGCACTCAAAGCAGAGGCAGTCGCAGCCGTCACGCCCCCTGCTAATGCTGGTACAATCGCACCACCCGGAAAGACAGAGGTCGCAGCTACAATTCCGCTCGTTGCCACCCCAGTAATCAGGCTGCTCTTCAGAGTCCCGCATCCCGTCATACTCAATAGGCATGAAAGGATCAGTCCCCGAAGAATCCACCGATTATTATAATAAGAACTATTACGCCCCATATCCACGGCTTTGACCTTACTTCTTCCCATAACTTTTTTAACGCGTCCATTTAATATCTCCATTAGTCTAATTGAAAACTTGATCCGCACCCGCAGGAATGTGATCCCGAAGGCGGTGTGAATTTAAATGATGGCCTAAACGGGTCATCATCCCAGTCCATCTCAGCATCTCCTAATAAATCAAGAGAGATAGGGTCAGAGAAAATTGTGTCGGATAACATCTGTGCATCCGAAGGAATCTCTGCGGTTCCTTTAAGCTTTATTTGATATCCGGAACATCCCCCACCCTCCAAACATACTTCAAGAAATCCCTCTCCTTTAAGAACTTGATCTACTTTAGTCTGTGCCGCTTCTGTAATTATCATTAGTCAAGCACCTTTCTTACTACCTCTCTTCCTTCCCAGTTATCTTCTACTGCTACCTTGTGTTTCTCGCAAGCATACCTGGTTTCACCAGATGTGCTGTCCTTCCAGCCATTTCTAGCCAATGTTCTTTTCATAGCAAGACATCCCGGCACTCCCATTTCTACCCATTCACCCTGTTCATTCTCATGGTGACCCATATATTCAATAAGGTTTCCATCAAGGAACAACATAAGAATAAACATTATTTTAATAGTCATTTTGCGGTTCCATTATGTGCCTTTAACTCTGCTACGGTATCTTTTAGTATTTCCACTTTTCCCTCAAGAGTTTCTATTCTCTGTTTATAGAAGTCCAACGTTAGTGCTTGCTGTTGGTCAAATGGGGCTTTACCTGTTTCTATATTGTGTAGAAGTTTGTCGAACTCCCCCGATAAGTGTTCAATTAACATGAACTGTTCACTGTCCGCAGGCAGCGAGCCTAGGTTCCCCCGAGGCCACTCTCTTGAGAAAATTGTGTTCTCTGTAACGTCATTCTGCATGAGAATGTAATTTGTCTCAATGGTATTCAGTCTTTCAATAATCCCGAAGTAAGCCCAGACTCCTACTGCAACAGACGCAATCAATGAGATCAGATTGCGTATCGGCATAGCGAATTTAGTTCTATCGCTTACATCAATCGCATCCCCACTATACGAACCAGAAGAATCGCTCATCGCGCTTTTTGCATCATTGGGTTATTTGTTAAAACAATCCCATCTAACTTTTCCTCTAATCTAATTAAGTGGCGCATTATCTCGCTAAACTGATCATCTGTTCTAGATACAATCCTTTCTAATCTATTCTCAACACTCTCCAACTGGAAAGCTTGTATCGCTACACTCTCTCTTAAATCATATATGAATGTGAAACCACCGATTATCAAACCTACCGTGGCTACTATATGGCCTACTGATAGGCTCTTGGTCAGTTGGGTTCCATTACTCATATTTCTAGTTTCTCCGCCTCATCTCCTGGATGTATTATCTCCCACTCAGTTCCACCTGTAACGGCGCATACTATTACCGCTTCTTCCTTCTTGTGAAAACTTAGGAATGTCCAAGAGGGTTTAGTGGGATTATACATAATGGCTCCAAATGATGGGCCATCCTTGCTATCAATCCAACCCTTTCCAACAGGGTACTCACCTAGTATCTCCTGGTGATATTGGAGTGCTTCCTCAACATTATCCCAGCATACCGCTTTTACTGGGAACTCTGTTGCGAACATTCTTGCATCAGCCCTTACAGAAAATATAATTGATATTAATAAACTTAAAAGAAACTTAACTATTATTCCTGTCATTAAAAGGCCGCCTCTGCTTCAGGTTCAAGAACCTTATAACTCCTTCTTATCGGAGGAGTTGGGTCCATATCATATATTCTAGATAGTGCATCTAAAAAATCTGGGTGTATAGTAGGAAATAAACTATACTCGTTATCCTTAACCCACTTAACAAGATCATAAGAATGACCGTTCTCATCCTTTCTTAAAATCTTACTGGACAGCAAAAAGTCTTGTTTCCTTTCCTTGGCATCTCTCTGAAGAGATGTAAGTCTTTTTGAATCTGTGGGATATGGCCAGAAAAATGAACCGTCTTTTAAATCTGGCTCAAGTCTTTGAATCCTATCTTTTTTAGATTGTGAACCTCCGCCCCCCACCCAATTTAATTCATATATAGGAAATGAACTTCCATCTATTCGCATCATCTCCTTAAAATGTTCTATATCGCTTTGAGCGCCATATCTCTCGTAACCTATTTTTACTTCTCCAATTCCTGGGGCTCTCTTCCATTTAGTTCTTAATCTCTTTAGTATAGTCCATCTCTCAGAGAGACTCATCCTATGGCACACCCCATCTAATAAATATTTATTATAGTTTGGATCAACACCAACAACAGCGACCGCTGTTCTATTAGATGATTTCTTTTTGGAGCTAGCTGGATCTACCATTATATACGCATTCATCGTATATGGCCTTATCTCCCACTCTCTCCACCATTCTTCAAGAAACGCTACATCGCTACCGGCTATAGGATTAAGTAACTGTTGACATGCTACTGTATACGTAGATGTGGTTTTCTTTATTTCGTCCCATCTTTCTTGTGTAAGAAATACTGGAAGGCCATCCATTTGTCCATTATGTGTAGCAGTGTGCACTCTAGGCTTTACTGCAGCTCTTTGGAGAATTGTCCCGTATGTATCCCCATAAGAATATCTAGTACCAGCATATTGATATCTAGGATAATGTGTAGAACCAAGATTGAGAGATAATTCCCACTGTGTTGTTGTCTTAATAATCTGCTCTGGTGTAGAGACAGACTCTTGCACAACTACGTCGTCATAAATGATAAGATCAAAATGTCGTCCAGTAGGCTGACCATCCACAAGTCCGTGGGCCTCAACAGTCTGTTCCTTCGGGTTAGAAGATCTCCTAACGCATATGCCTTCATTTTCAGCCCACTTTGGAGCCTGTTGTCTAGGCTTCTGCCACAGGATATCCGGATATAGATTATAAAGTTTTTCATTGGATTCCAGTTCCTGCATTACTTGACGCAAGAACGGCTTAGCTTGTCTTGCTGAAAATGACAATAATCCAATTGTAATATCTGGATTGCATAAAACTTCTTGTATAGTACCAAGAAAAGTTATTATTGAGCTTTTATAATGGAACCTAGCCCATAAATCTAACTTACCATCTCTGCTGCTTTCTACTTCACGGCATCTTTCGTAAATCCAAGGATGTAACATATCATGCCGATTACACAAGAACACGCCAAGATAGTAACGGTCAAGCTGACCAAGAGTCCGAATAAAAGAATCGTCAATATTAGGATCGTCATGGCAATTGGCATATGCAGAAACAACCTTATAAAATTCTTCGCTTTGGGCCCACCTAGCAAATTGAAAGGCTGCTTCTGAATTCTTTCCTTCAACCAGATATCCTTTAGAGATTGAAGGTAGATTATCCTTTATATCCTGCGGCGTATGCGGCTTTTGCTTGCTGTTCTGCTTTTTTTCTAGAGGAGTAGCACTTTCCTTTATTGCCCCATTTCCACCCCTTTTTGCCATTAGATAGTTTACACCTCTTTATCGGCATCTTTTTTAGTATCAGGCCCTCTTATATCTTCAGAAAACTTGATATCCTTTGTTATAACCTTAAATAAAATAGAACCATCTTCCTGCTTTTCTGCCTTATAAGTGGTAGGAACAGCCCTATATACGGTAAATTCTGCTCCTTCTTCAGGCAAACATGCGGTTCTAGTATAGTTTTCTAGCCTATCTACCATACTATCAACCATCATTAACGGACTTCTGTGTCCGGTCATACCCATCAATCTTTCAAACACCCTATCCATCGCTCTTACTTGAGCACTAATCATTGATACACCCATTGTATTACTCCTTTATTTTACATCGGTTCAATATAATCTTTGAAATCCTTCTGGTTTCCTGTAAAAGGAGGATTCCTTTTATCAAGATACTCGTTAATATTTTTACT